GGCGCACTGGTTCCTGACCCGAAAGAGCGGCAAGACGGAGCTGGGCGGCGCGGTGGACTTCACCGAGGTGGGATTCCTGGGCGACGTGAACGGGCAGGCTCTCATCTGCACCAACTCCAGCGAGCAGAGCCAGATAGCCTACAAAGCCATCCGCGAGTTTGCCATGCAAGTTGACCCGACGTGCTCGAACCGCATGGGCGGCAAGTACTTCCGCATGACGCGCAACGGACTGAACTGGCAACCCGGTCACCCGATGAAGGGCGAAATAAAATGTATGGCGGCGGGCAAGACCTCGAAGGACGGACTCTACGCCTCGGTCGTTCATGCCGACGAGCACGGACAGGCGGGCTACGTCAATGCCCACAGCGACATGCAAGCGGCAGTCGATACGTGTTGGGGCTCCACCGGTCCGCGTCGTGAGAAGCTGCTGCTGCACACCACCACCGCCGGCCGCATAAAAGAAGGCCCCTACAAGACCAAGTTGGAGCAGGTGGAGGCATCGCTGATGAGCGAGATGCAGTACCCCCTCGGACAGCCCCGCCGCACGCCCGACGACTACTGGTGCGCCTTCCTGCTCCAGCTCGATAAGTGGGAGCTGACCGACGACCTGACGAAGCTCGACGACCCCGAACTCTTCAAGAAGGTGAACCGCTCGATAGGCACCACCGTACAGCCCACCTACTACCGCGAGCGACTGCACGAAGCCGCCACCGGCACCGAGGACACCAAGCAGGAGGTATTAACTAAAGATTTTAACATTTGGGAAACAGGCCGCGTGACTCGTTGGATCACGGGCGACAGAATACGACCGCTACAGGTGGCGAAACGGATAGAGGATTGCAAGTACATCGACCAAGGGCGCGAGCGTTGGAAGGTGTTCTGCGGCATGGACTTCTCGCACGGCGATGACCTCTACGCCCACGGCTATCTGGCAGTCGATTACCTGCCCTCGAACACCATGCGCGGACGCTTCTTCTTCGACTGCGATGCGTGGGTGCTGGAGAAGACCATGATGGAAAGTCCGAACCGTCCGCTCTATGAGGAATGGGTGTCGCAAGGGTGGCTGAGGAAGTGCCCCGGCGAGGTGTTCGACAGCATCTACAGCGTGAACCGACTGGGCGAACTGACCGAGCAGGGCGTGAACATCGTCATGTTCAACTACGACCCAGCGCAGAGCGTCCAGCCCATCAACCAACTGAAGGCATGGCTTCAGACCCTCTTCCAGAAGCAGCGCACCGACCTCTCGGCCAAGGACATTGCCGACATGATTCAGCGCATGGTGGT